AAATCATACATAAAATCATACATAAAATCATACATAAAATCATACATAAAATCATACATAAAATCATACATAAAATCATACATAAAATCATACATAAAATCATACATAAAATATTTAGATACGATTTATTAAGTACGATAAATTTTAGACATCGAATATCGATTAGATCGTGTTAAGAGATTCTTTGTTGAGAGATTCTTTGTTAAGAGATTCTTTGTTAAGAGATTCTTTGTTGAGAGATTCTTTGTTAAGAGATTCTTTGTTAAGAGATTCTTTGTTAAACATCTAATATTCGTAAGTCATCTGCAAAACAACAACGTAAACCTAAATTTTGAATTGCACAACAATTTAAATTTCGTACGAATGATGCAAATTCAACTTCTGCTGACGCAGGATTTATACTATAATTAAATTGTTTTAAAAATTTACATTTGATTGCAAATAATCCTAATACACAATCATATGAGAGAAATTTTAAAGTACATACATTAAAAAATTTAATAAAAACATCATATGATGATTCCAATAAATTTATTTTGTTAAAAAAACTATTATCCATAACATGATAACGACCAGTAATTTTAATAACCATATCATCATCTAATATATTATATTCTTTAATAACTGCTTTAATATCTTCTAATTCATTAAGACCTTTATTCGAATAATTATTCTTATTATTATTGGTATATAAAACTGGTATATTAAATGAATCTAAATAAGTTTGTCTCAAACCATTATTTTCAACAATAATTGGTTTAATATTTGAAGGTAATAAACTTAATGTTTGTTTTATCGAATTAATATAATGTTGTTTTCTTTTTTCAGAATCTGTTGAACCAAATTTGTTATGAATGCATGTAGTTATAATCAAATATATCATTATATTTAATTATATATTTATATATTTAATAGATTTATTAGATTTATTAGATATATTAGATTTAATAGATTTAATAGATTTAATAGATATATTTGTCATCATCAGTAGATTTTGAAATCAAATCAAATCAAACTTCGTAATCCATCCATAAAATTAATCTTAATCTCCCAACCTAGTTCTTTTAATCGATTATTACTAATATAGTATCTTTTATCATTAAATGGGCGATCTTCAATATATGAGATATATTTGTCATAGTCAGTAGATTTTGAAATGAACTCAATCAACATTTTACCAACTTCAATTACAGAATATTCTGTATCCGAATCAGAACCAATATTATATATCTGTCCGATTTGACCTCGTTTCATAATTATTTCAAATGCTGATGATACATCATCGACGTGTAAAAAAGACCGTTTATTAAGTCCGGTTCCTTGTATGGTAATCAATTTCTTTTCTTTTAATTGATTAATAAATTTAGGTATTAATTTCTCTGGATACTGATTTGGACCATATACATTATTTCCTCTTGTTATAATTATAGGTAATTTAAAAGAATGGTAATATGATTGTGCAATTAGTTCGGCACTTGCCTTCGTTGCGGCATAAGGGTTTGATGGGGCTAATACTGAATGTTCGGTCTTGGATATTTCTGAGTCATCTAATAAAGATTCCCCATAAACCTCATCCGTAGAAACATGAATAAATTTATCTAACTGTCCGTATATTCTGGCAGCCTCTAACATAGTATGGGTACCTATAATATTATCATGAGTATATTGGAGAGGGACACAGAAAGAGTTATCGACATGAGATTGTGCGGCAAAATGAATGATCGTTTTGATTTGATATTCTTTTAAAATAAAATTTATTAGATCTTGTTGGGTAATATTCCCTTTAATAAATTTATAACGGTCTGAGAGACGAATATTCTCAGCTACGTTTGTTTCAGATGCACAATAATATAATGCATCAATATTAATAATTTTTTCCAAAGTTTTATCAAAAATATAATTAATAAAATTGGAACCAATAAAACCACAACCTCCTGTTATTAATATACTCATATATATGTACTTTATATAGAAGTTTTATTTATGTGTAATTCATATATAAATAATTATTATATAATTATATATATAATATTTTATGAAGATTTTAATATTTGGACATAATGGTTGGATTGGTTCTCAATTTACAGCACAATTAGATATCTCTAATATATCTTATATCAAGGCAACATCTCGAGCTGATAATTCAAATGGAGTAACGGAAGAAATATTACAGCATTCACCGACTCATATTATTTCGCTCATTGGAAGAACTCATGGAGTACATAATGATGTAAAGATTAATACAATTGATTATTTGGAAGAAGAAGGTAAACTTCAAGAAAATGTTAATGATAATTTATTCGGACCGATGGTTTTAGGTTTATTGTGTGAAACCTATAATATTCATTTTACATATATTGGAACTGGTTGTATATTTGAATACGACCAAACACATCCATATGGGGTCGAATATAATGGATTTACTGAAGATTCTGAACCAAATTTTGTAGGTTCGTCATACTCAATTGTAAAGGGATATACAGACCGTTTGGTAAAACTCTTACCTCGATGCCTGAACTTACGTATTCGAATGCCGATAACTAATCAGAATCATCCACGAAATTTTATAAGTAAAATCTTATCCTATGATAAGATTTGTTCTATTCCTAATTCAATGACAGTATTACCATTGCTCCTACCAATACTTGTTCGGATGATGCAAGATATGAAAACAGGAACATATAATTTTGTAAATCCAGGTTTAATATCACATAATGAAATATTAGAAATGTATAAGACTAAAATTGATCCGACTTTTTCATGGAAAAATTTTGACATAACCGAACAAAATAGCGTATTACGTTCACGTCGATCTAATAATTATTTAGAAACAACTAAACTTACATCATCGTATGAGGTACCTTCAATTAAGAAGTCCGTTGAATGGTGTTTTGATAATTGGATAAATTAAAATTTTAAATACTTATAAAAATATGATTATTTAATAATTATTAATCATGATTGACCCATCTGAAATTATAACATCTGATAAAATACAATCCTATATTGATACATTACCTTCAAAAAAATATATCTATTATAAATTATATAATGATTCGGATAGAAATTTTTTTAACACAGAAAAATTAATATTGGGGACAAATTGTGACATAACAAAAACTATATCAGAACGCATATTTAATAATAGTCTTTGTAAAAAAATTTATTCACCAAATGCCGCATCAGATGATGTCGAACCATTGCCATTAGGTATGTTAGAAGATAATATTAGTTTTTTACAAAATCCTATACAAAATCAGAATAAAAATAAATTATGTTATCTTAATATTAATCCTTTTACATATGAACCTCGGAAATTATTAATAAATTATTTTTCAAATTTTGATTGGGTTACTATTGAAGAACCTTTATATACGTTAGAGGGAAAGGAACATTATTTTAAACAATTGTCATCGTATAATTTTGTAATGTGTCCAAGGGGTAGAACTATAGATACACATAGATTATGGGAAACATTATATGCGGGTTCTATACCAATTGTTATATATGAAAATTGCTTTAGAACATTTACAGATTTACCAATATTATTTATAAATGATTGGAGTATCGTTACAAAAGAATTATTAGAGAGTACTTTAATCGAATTTAAAGCAAGAACATGGAACGTGGATAGATTAAGATTAAAATATTGGTTAAATCTTATTACGATGATTGATTCAAATATTCATATAAAATTAAGTCTGAACCAAACACCGATTAAATTAAATCCTATCGTAAGTCCACAAATTTATCCTCCAAAAATATATTTTATAACATTTGGAACTCATAATTATACCAAATCTTTAGAAAGGGTACATAAAGAAGCTGCTCAATTAAACACATTTGATAAAATTATTATATATACTGAGAATGATTTTGATGAGAAATTTTTTTCTTTGCATAAAGATTTTATGCAGAATAATCGTGGATATGGATTTTGGATATGGAAACCATATTTTCTTAAAAAAACGTTTGAAATGATGAATCATAATGATATTTTAATATATGCAGATGCTGGATGTACTTTGGTAAATACACCCAAAGCGAAACAACGTCTGACATCGTATATAGAACTTGTTAGGATGCATCGTTGTGGGAATATTTCATTTGAAATGGATTTTTTAGAAGGTGCCTATACAAAAATGGATGTATTATCGAGGTTAGATACAGATCTTAATCTTCTTAATGATATGGCAATGACCAAACAATTAGTAGGGGGGATATTTATAATGAGAAAGAATGATTTGATGATTAAATTAATTGATCATTTTAATACGATTTGTTCGGATTATTCAATGATAGATGATTCACCCTCTATAGAAATGAATTTAGATATATTTAAAACTCATCGCCATGATCAATCAATATTTAGTATTCTGCGTAAAAAATACGGGTCGATAAAAATTCCAGATGATACGTGGTATGAAAATTTTAATACATTGGAGGCATCCGATATTCCTATACTTGCAACTAGAATTAAATAATTATATAATAAATAATAATATAATATAAAATATAATAATTATTTTCTAAATTATTATTATATTAAGATGAGTTGTAATTTAAATAGATCTATCTCCGTTGGTTTTATAACTATGCTTATAATGGGCATAATTATTTTAATTTGGTTGAACATGCAAAATTCTGAAATAACTTATACTGCTGGTAATATATTGCTTTTTGCTGCAATATTATTTATTGTTGGAACAGCAATGGATTATTTTAACCAATGTTATACAACTTGTAAAAATATGGGTTCTTCGATAACATTTGGTGCATTTACAGTAGCTATTATATATTTATTCTTTGGTCTATTTGTATCTGAAATAGAAGTAAATTTTAATTTATTTATTGCATTTGTATTAAATACTTTAATTATTGCTGGTTTACATTATGTAACATGCGATGATATACATAAAGATAATGGTGATGATAGATCGGATATAATGGATAGATCGGATAGAACTGATACATATGTTATAAGAAATAATTTTAGAAGACAATATTATCTTTAATAAATATATTATTTTAAATAAGCTTTATTATGATTTATAAAAATATTAATATACTAATATTTTTATTTCAATTCATATCATATATAATAATATAAGATGGTTAATAAAATACAACCTGAAATAAATAATCCTGTAGATAATATGTTTATTTCGTTTGCAGAAACCCAATTAAATTTTTATCATAAATTAAATTTTACTCCAAATCAATTAACAACATTATCATTAATTGCAAGTATTGGATGTATATATGCATTATATAAAGATTACTATATAATAGCTGTTATTTTATGGTTTGTAGCATATTTATATGATACAATAGATGGTAAATTTGCAAGAAAATATAATCTAGTATCTGAATTTGGTGATTATTATGATCATCTAACTGATTTTATAAAGATAATTGGTGTAATTGTAGTATTATATTATAAACTATCAGCAAATAATGAAAATAAATATTTTATTATAAAATCTATTATATTTTTTGGTATATTATGTATATTAGGTTATATACATATAATGTGTCAAGAAATAATTTATGCAAAACATGATTCACCTGCTTTAAATTATATTAATGTATTACCAAAAATGTCAAAAGATACATGTCTTCGCAATATGAAATATTTACGATATTTTGGATTTGGAACAGTTATTCTTATAACTGGATTATATATGTTATATATAAAATATTTTATCAAAACTTGATTAAAACTTAATTAAAACTTATTTATATATTTATTATAGAAGATGAATAAAAATGGTCCATATTCAGACGACGCATATCGAGAAATTATTGAATCAGAAAATATTGATAAGCATTATGAATATTATTGGTTATGGTTTAAAAAAATAATTATAAATTTTAATAATGCATTCCTAATACAAGAATTATGTATATACAGTTCTAAATTAAATCTTTTACAAAGTAATATAAATACTCAAACTAAAATAATTGAACAAATCGAACAAACGATAAAACAATATTTATATCAATGTATGTTTACATTTATTCGAACAAAAAATAATATATATTATAATAAATTATTAAATACTCAAATAAAACGTTTTAATACGATATGTCAGAGTCAGGACAATCATATTAAATTAAATCCATTTTTAGAATCATCTGAAAATTCTTTTTATGTATTTTTTTATATTATAATACATTTAGATAAACATCATTCCAATTTATATGCGGAGATATTTGAGATTGCTCTTAATAAAATAACTATAGATATTTATTCAAATGAACTCTTATTATGTTCTATATATGATATATTATTTAGAGAAAAATCATATGGAATTATAGATAGTTTAAGTCTTTCATATAGTTTCTGTATGTACTTGCAGAATCGAGATATTACGATTACAAATAAAATTTCTGGTGAAATAATTAATATTTTTGATTTACCTGAAAAAATTACTATAATAAAAATACTTCAAAAATATATCATAATTTTCAACCCAAAATCTTAATTTAAATTCCCATTTACAAAGTATATGCAATCATCTAAACCGTCTAAATCATCTATAATAGATATTTATGAATTTAAATTAGAAGGTTATGACGCTGAATCAAGACCAAATGAATCTGAATTACAAATGTATCGATTTAATTTACCTATAAATTCTTTACACGATGAATGCGGATTAATCCAAACATCGCAATCAGCTCCAACATCGCAATCAGCTCCAACATCGCAATCATCTCCAACATCGCAATCAGCTCCAACAAATATTTTTTCAAATAAAGACGTCAGAAGTTGTGACCCAATAAAATCCGATTCAAATAAATCTGACCACGATGTTTCGTTTCAATCAGAAAACTTTAAATTAGATTCTATAGAATTAGATAAGATAGAAATAGATAAGATAGAATTAGATTCAGAACAACATTCGTACAGGTTTTCAAAATTAAGACAATATTTCGAACATATTTATACAAATTGTAATCCAAAATTTAATCTTAAACAACTTGTAAAGAATTCTATGTGTATCCCTCCGGATAATTTCCTATTAAATTATTCAGAATTATTAATCAAATCGATTCAAAAACTTAAACTGATATATAAATTTACTCCGACTAATCTTAATCCTAGTTTTGTGTATGAATTACATATCAAATCTCATCATAAAATAATTTGTATTGGAGATATTCATGGTGGATTTCATACATTTTATAGATTATTAAGAAGATTTGAAATAATGGGAATAATTGATCTAGAAACCTTTACTATAAGAGAACCATATAAGATTATTTTTACAGGAGATATCTTAGATAGAGGTATCTATTCATTAGAAATTTTAGATATTCTGTTAAAATTTATTTTAATTAATACAGAACCAGATTCAATTAGAATTATTTATAATAGAGGTAATCATGAGGATTATAGAATATTTCAACGAGATGGGTTTGAAAAAGAATTATTAATAAAGTTTCAACGTTTGTATACAAATCCGGATTATAATTTTGATTTTGAAAAGTTTATTAGGAATATTAGTAGTTTTTTTACACATTTACCATGTGCTATTATTGTTCGTTGTGAATCTTTGATATCAGAATCAAAGATATCAGAATCAAAGATATCAGAATCAACGATATCAGAATCAAAGATATCAGAATCAAAGATATCAGAATCAAAGATATCAGAATCAAAGATATCAGAATCAACGATATCAGAATCATATTTTATTGCACATGGAGCCTTCTCTGTTGATAAAGAACTTAATTATCAACCCGATGTGTATAATTTTAAACAGAATAAATGTCTGCTTAATACCGAACAGACAGTACAGATTATGTGGAATGATTTTACATCGATACCTGATAATTATGATAATTCAAGAAGAGGAGATTCTATGATTAATCTTACATCACGCGAAGTTGATTTATTCCTAGAAGCGAATAAGATAGATTTTATAATAAGAGCACATCAAGATTCGTACGGAAACTCTTTTTTATTTAAAAAAGCTGGAGAATCGGCTGATGATGATATAAAGATTACTATAAGAGATAATCTTGAATTGATAAAAAAGTACTTAGAACCAAATGCAGAAACAACAAATAAAAATACTTCAAGTACTTCTCTTACTTCTCTTACTTCTCTTACTTCTCTTACTAAACCTATAGCTCGATTGGATATAAGTAAATTTACTTCGAATGATGATTTTTATAGAGTTTTGACAATTAGCACAAATACCGCCTATAAAAGAAAACTAACATATGATAGTTTTATCTTGATTAATTTCGATTGAGATTTCGATTAAGATTAAGATTAAGATTAAGATTAAGATTAAGATTAAGATTAAGATTAAGATAAAGATAAAGATAAAGATAAAAAAAAATGAAACTTAATATATAAACGATATAAACGATATATTATTTAATATCTATTATATCTTAATATATCACATATATATTTAAAAAATGAATCATAATACTTTGCGAGAATTTTCTGAAATATTGATACGAAAGAGGTTGGCGCATACTAATTTAAAATTTAATCATATGTGTATGATTATGTCAAAGAAAGGAGTTCCGTTAAGTTATGGTTTTAATGATTATGATGTGAAGACTGAAACAAGTATCCATGCAGAAGCAATGGCTTTAGAAAAATTAATTCAAAAAAAAAATAGTTTGGGAATAAAAAAAAAGTTGGTATGTTATTTAATTGTAGTTAGAACAAATGGTAATAATAGTAAGCCTTGTAATAAATGTTTAGAAGCTTTTGCAAAATATTCTCACATTATCTCTATAAAAAATATTTATTATTCTCATGAAGATGAACATTCTGGGATACGCGAATCCTCGTTTAAAGAATTGCAAAAAGCTCCCCAACATATTTGTTCACATGAACGATTCATACAGAAATCTAAATAAGATCTAAATAAGATCTAAATAAGATCTAAATAAGATCTAAATAAGATCTAAATAAGATCTAAATAAGATTCATACAGAGACCTAAATAAGATCTAAATAAGATTCATACAGAGACCTAAATAAGATCTAAATAAGATTCATACAAAGACCTAAATAAGATCTAAATAAAGATTAAAACTTAATTATTTTTTTTATTATAATATTTATTCATATTATAATAATGAAGATTGGATATGATTTTGACGGGGTTCTAACTATGAATGTTGGACCCATTGATATAAACGGAGAACGTCATGCAACGAAAGATTTAATTATATTTGAATTAATAAAAAATAAAATAATATCAGAATTAAAATTAAATTATCAAATATATATCATATCACGAAATAAACCTCCAAATGTTATCCCTCTATTAGAAAAATATTTTCCAGAAATTTATAATAAGATACCCAAAGGAAATATTATCTTAGGGCTGGGTGATCTAAACGTAGCTAAATCACAGATTGTATATGATTTAGGCTTAGATGCATTCTATGATGATTCTCCGCTTAATCTTCATCAGATAAATAGATTACTTAAACAAGATATAATTAAAACAAATCTATTTCTAGTTAATCCCGATACATCTTCATATGAAAAAATACATAAGAACAATTATAAAATTCTTACCTATAATGTATGTTGGGAAAATATGAAAGGGCGTCGAAATAAGCGAGGGGTTATTCATAATGAAGGTTGTTTAGAACCTAATTTATGTGCCTCAAATATATCTGAATTTATTCAGAATGAATTACCATTAGATTTTATTTTATTACAAGAAGCCGCTAATATTGGAACATTATTATCAACGTTGCCAGATGTTTACAAGATTATTCTATATAAGTCGGGATTAGAAACGATATTAACTATAGTTAATAATTCCTATAAAATTATTGTTTCATTTGGCGGAGAGTTTGAAAGGGGGAGACCTTTTTTATGCACATTTTTATCCAATATATGTTTAATTAATGTTCATATGGGGCATAAAAAAAAATTTCGTTATGATATGAAGATAATCGAACATTTTTTATTAGACCGTAAATATTCTTATAAACAATTTGAATCGTATCGTATCATAATAGGAGGGGATTTCAATCAGGAATTAGATTCGGAATACGAATTTATGGGTAAAAAAATCTATAAAAATACTTCTACATCATCATATGGTTTAAAAACTAAACATAATTCAAAACCTATTGAAATGCTTAATAATTTTATTATGAAAGATATAGACCATATTTTTGATTCAGATAATAATATTGTTTATTCTATTAATCTTACTCCAATTGACGCTAAAAAAAGAATTTTACCAGCATCCGATCATGTCGCAATATATGCTGAATTACAAAGATAAAAAGTATTTAATTATGATTTTTATATAATAAATATATTTATATTTTTATATATTATATTCGGAATGAAGAATTTACAAACGATGAAACTTAAAAAATATTATAGTAAATTAAAACATACTTCTAAATACTCATCAAAATATAATTTATATAACAAAAAAATTAATTATTATTTGAATGGGGGATTTATAAATACATCAAGATGTGTTAATGATAAACCAATAATAAATGCATCATCATTATATTTACTAGAACCTTCATCGGATGTTGCACCTTTATCAGATGTTGCACCTCCAACTATTACTAAACCATTTGTAGCACCTCTAACTATTACTAAACCATTTGTAGCACCTCTAACTATTACTAAACCATTTGTAGCACCTCTAACTATTACTAAACCATTTGTACCACCTCCAACTATTACTAAACCATTTGTACCACCTCCAACTATTACTAAACCATTTGTAGCACCATTTGTTGCTCCGCCACCTCCACCTCCATCTGCACCTACTAAACCATCTGTAGCATCTACTAAACCATTAGCACCTACTAAACCATTGGCACCTCCACCTCCATCTGCACCTACTACTAAACTAATTGTAGCACCTCCATCTTCACCTCCATCTGCACCACCTCCTCTTCTTCCAACCCCTACTAAACCATATATTGAAATATACGAATATGAACTAAAGGGGTACACTCGCAATGATGTTGAAGACGACGCGCATATGTTTAATATTCCGCAAAAAATAAACAATACTGAATGTGGATTAATTCAAACTAAAACAAATACTGACAAATCTCTTAACGTAAGAAGTTGTGATTTAATTAAAAGTGATTCTACTAAATCTACAACTGATACTGATATTTATAGAAATTCAGATAATTTTTATAAAAACGTTGATATAAAAAATGATATATATACCAAAACAAAGAATTATTATAATTATATATATACGTTATGTAATCCAAAAGTTGATGTTCAGACAAATAACAATCCAAAATGTTTTCCTCCGACTGATTTTTGGAAGGAATATATGAATAATCTAGTTGCGACAATAAAAAAATTAAAATCAGTATATAACTTTGATTATAAGAATAATGATAATCATAGTTTTATATACAAATTAAATATAAAACCAACTGATAAAATAATTTGTATAGGTGATATTCATGGGGGATTTCATACATTTTATAGATTAATAAGAAGATTTGAAATAATGGGGGTATTAGAAACAACACACTATAAAATTAATGATGGGTATAAGATTATTTTTACTGGTGATATTATAGATAGAGGTGAATATTCTATTGAAATATTTTCAATATTATTTAAATTCATTCTAAATAATACGAACAGTGGTGATATACGAATAATATATAATAGAGGGAATCATGAAGAACTAAATACATTTACAACGTATGGTTTTGCACAGGAAATAGAAAAAAAAATAAACACACAAATAAGTGCTACTCCAGATAAAATTCAGAAGCTTATAAAATCGCATGATGAACTGTTTAATAATTGTCCAGCAGCAACTATTATAGAATGTGATGGTTCTAGATATTTTATCGCACATGGTGGTTTTTCCATTCGTGATATTACATTAGGTTCTGATAAGAAATTGATAGATAGTACCCCAGATATTTATACGTTTACAAATGATATCTGCATTGTTAAACCTGTACAAAGAGAACAAATAATGTGGAATGATTTTACTTCGATACAAAATTATAATAATAAAACAGTGAGAGGGGTTGGGGTAAAAATAAGTAAAAAAGAAATTGATTTATTTTTAGCTAAAAATAATATTAAATTTATAATAAGAGGTCATCAAGATTCGTATGGAAATTCATTTTTATTTAAACATAATTCAGATGTTGTAGACATAGATGGTGCATATATATTAAGAGATAATATAAGAGAACTTTTATTGAAACCAGTTTTATCCGATACAACTAAACAAATTAAGTCAGATAATACAGTAGATGGTCCAATTATGGAATTAGATATTACTAAATTTGATTCTCAAGGAGCGTTGTATAAGGTTCTTACAATAAGCACGAATACTGCTTTCGGAAGACCTTTAACGTTTGATAGTTTTATTATACTAAAACATGCATAAAAATCGATTTAATCAAATTATCCTAATTGTTTCATATAAAATATTTTTTATTATAATATTTATTTGTTTTTTATTAAGCATATCTAAAAGATATCTTTTATGAAATAATATTTTTTATGAAATAATATTTTTTTCCTCGGAATAAGCTTGTAGATTATCAAATAATGTTCCGTAAAATAATTTCTATTCCCCCTATACACATTCTACCATTACATCCATTAAAACTATCACAATATGGAATAATTATATTAGAATTATTTAATTCATCAAACCACTTATGTGTATTATAATAAAATTAAATATGAATTATTATGATGTTTTATAATAAATGGACGAACATTGCAATTATATATGGTTATAATCACAATCACAACAATAAATATTACCAATTTACTTATTTAATTTATATACTATATTATATAAATATAATGAATCATACAGATAACTATAATAATATAGATGAAATTATAGTCTGGAAAGACAATCGAGTCATATTGAAAAAACACAACAAAAAGCCTGTTAAAAAATTTACTTCAAATTATCTTTCTAAATCATATACTCCATATATAGGAAATAAACACACTATTCAATCTATAACAAAGAGCATATGTTCATTATTATTTGGCGTTGCTATTCAAAATAATCATATTGATATTGTAGTTCTAAATAAACCAATATACGATTACTTTGATGATTATTCATTAAGTAGAAAAATAAAAATTAAACATTTACTAACTATGACATCGGGTATTAAATGGAATGCTCTTGATTATAGTGATAAACATAATACTACTTATCAAATGGAACAAAGTAAAGATTGGGTTAAATTTATTTTAGAACAAGATATGATAAATGAACCTGGAAAAAAATTTAATTATAAAGATTGTGATACTGTTTTATTGGGTTATATTTTTGAAAAACTAACTGGATCATCAGTTGATAAATATGCTAAAAAATATTTGTTCGAGCCATTAGATATTTCTGCATATTGGAATAAAATAAATGGTATTGCTGATGTTGAGGGTGGATTATATATGTCTTCTAAATCATTATTAAGCATAGGTCAATTAATTTTAAACGATGGTATATATAATAACAGTCAAATCATTTCGCCACAATATTTAAGAAATATGATAAAAAATCATAAACCAAATAAAGATGTTTTTGGGTATGGATTCAAATGGTGGCGTTACAAAAAAGTTATATTTTGTTGGGGTTATAAAGGACAATATTTAGTAATTATACCGGATAAAAAAATAATTGGTATTTTATTTCAGTGGTCGAACAACAAAGAAATTACACCATATAAATTTATTAACCAAATAAATAATTTATAGATATAAAAATTAAAAAAAAGTATGTCGTAATATAAAATTAGTTTTATTGACAAAACAAAATAATTAATATCACTAATTAAAAGTGCTTTTGGAAGACCTTTAACTTTTGTTAGTTTTATTATACTAAAACATGCATAAAAATCGATTTAATCAAATTATCCTAATCGTTTCATATAAAATATTTTTTGTTAGAATATTTATTTGTTTTTTATTAAGCATATCTAAAAGATATCTTTCTGAAATAATACTTTTTTCTTCAGAATAAACTTGTAGATTATCAAATAATGATCCATAATATAAAATAATTTCTATTTTCCCTATACACAATCTATCATTACATCCATTAAAACTATCACAAGATGGAATAATTATATTAGAATTATTTAATTCATCAAACCATTTAATATCTATTTTATTTTTTAATAATAAATCAGGTCTTATAATTATTGCATAGTCGTAATTATTTGCATATGATCTAAATATTTCTGTTATTTGTTTTTTTGAATATAATGCTAAACACATATTTTTTATTAAATATTTTGTAAGAGTTGAACTCATTCCTGTCCAATTACCTAATTTTTTATAATATGCATTGAAATTTATATTATCTATAATATCATCCTGTATATCACAGATACAATATTTTGGTTGTAATATACTTTCAACATCTTCATTTGTATAAGTTAGAGTATGTTCTTTTGACCACTCGTTGTGATATGAACCATTTATTTTATAATGATGTATGAATATATCATATTCTAATGAATTATCTAATAGTACTTTAAATAAATTTTCATGAAGAGAATCGATTGTCTTACTTAATGTTCTGGTTAATCCATAAAATATAACTGCAACTCGTCTAGACATTATTATATAAGATAGATTAAAAAATTGAATTATAATCCTACTATAAATTTACCATCTTCAAACTGATATAAACGTTATTAAACGAACTTAAACTGATATAAACGTTATTAAACGAACTTAAACTGATATAAACGTTATTAAACGAACTTAAACTGATATAAACGATCTTAAACAATCTTAAACTGATATAAACGATCTTAAACGTTCTCAATCAATTATACAGGATGACTAATTTAGCTGATTTATTCAACTTTTATAGTAGAGGTGTTCATTCTGATAAAAAAATTTCTCTTAAACAAAAAGTAATTGCATTAACTGCATTATTTGATACCTTTACTGAAATATCTACACAAAAAGAAGCACATGATATTGTTAGAAATCTGACAAGTATGTTAAGATTACAGGTTGATTTCTATCAAAAAAGTTTAGAATTATTAATATCAAAACTTAAACCAAATGTATATCTTAAAAATACAATTATCATATATATCCTTAAGAATTGTCAATTTACTAATTTTAATTGGTTATGTCTCAATATAGAAAAAGGATTTGTATTAACTAAAGAAATATTTCAATCAATTGTTACCAATAAAAATGCAAAAGCATATACTTTAATAAAAAATCCACTTTGTTCGAAAACACTATCATATATGGATTTATTTGAAAATAAAAAATTTCTTACAAACATAATCCCATTTTATTGTATTGAAACGTCTCTAAAATATGAATATGACTATAATCATCATAATCCTAATCATAATTTGGAGACGTATAGAAAAAATATGGAGTATATTATATCATATTTTAGTTTAACCGATCAAGATCGAATGAATATATTTAATCATTTTGTAAAGATGATTGATTCAATCGATTCAAGTGAATCACCTATATATAATATATATAATATCATACATTCATTTATTGATTATTTCAAATCATATGATGTTGTATATACTAATAAATTTATAGGATATTTCTATTATCTTGATCATCAAAATAAGAAATATAATATTCCAAATAAAAATATTATATTGAAAAATAGTACTCCAATAAATCTATATGAAATCTCTCTCAGATTGTCCAATTATAGAACTCCACAAAATTCTACTCTACTTCCATCAATATTTAATGCCATATATAAAGATTATAAATGTACTACATTAGATGATACAATGTACATAGATTTAATAGAATTTATTGGAATAGAATTATTCTGTAAAGTTTATAAGGGGGCATATGATACAGGGCTTTTGGGAAAATTAATTTTAAAGAATATATATATTACTAAAGAAAATTTTATTGATTCATATATTGCATCTGGCGGAACTCTAAGTAAACCAATTTATAATCTAATATGCTCAATGAAAAAAATAGATTTATTAGAACTATTTTTTCAAAATAAATTTATCCCAAATGAATCAGATATTGAACTGATTCAATTAAGTATTCAATCAGAGTTTAGTTTAATTCAGAAATTTTTAGTATTATTTAATACTTATTCTGTATATTTTACCGAAAAAACTATTATCCATATCTGTAATCTATTATATATCAGAGCAGAGTGTACAATAGAAAATATTTCAATGTTTAAAATAATTATGCCCTATACTATTTATCATGATGATGAAGGAAAATTTTATAAAATGATAACATCATATGTTGTTCCACGTATTAAATTATTATGTACTCCTCGTAATACATTATATGGGATGTTATATGGTATTATCCCAATTGATCCCCTATTATATAGTTTGACAAAATCTGAAATTAATTATGCACCGTTTAATGGACCTGAAATTATAACATCAATTATTGAACAACGTGCACAGAATTTGACATCGGTTGCGAATACCCTTTCAACGACCCTTTCGAATCGAACAGATATAACATTTAAAAAGATTGTAAAAAAATAATTATTTTGCATCCAATATATTTTTTTTATGTATATTAATTTTATAAATGATAATTAGTATTTGTGGAGATGGGTTTGTAGGAGGGGCGATAAGACAATACTTTTCTAAAAGAAATATTGCGAATATTCCTAATATTCCTAATATTCCTAATATTCCTAATATTCCTAATATTCCTAATATTCCTAATATTCCTAATATTCCTAATATTTCGAATATAATAATTTACGATAAATATAAAAATATTGGTTCATTTGAAGAGATGCTAGATTCTGATATCGTGTTTATATGCCTACCTACCCTATATAAACCAGAATTATCATCATATGATATGGCAGAGGTCGATTCGACGTTATCAAAATTAAACGAACATAACTATAGGGGTACTATCCTGATAAAATCGACAGTCCTTCCTACATATTGTGCCGAACAGAATAGGTTATATCCTAATTTATTTATCATATCAAATCCAGAATTCTTAAGTGCAAGAACAGCTGTTGAAGATTTTGCAAACCAATCCCATATAATTCTTGGATATACGGTGGAATCTAAAATAAAAATCGACCTGATAAAAAATTTTTATTCAGAATTATTCCCAAATGCAACCATATCCATTACAAGTGCAGAGACAGCTAATTTAACAAAATTAGCTTGTAATAGTTTTTATTCGGTTAAAATACAATTTTGCACAGAAATATATTTACTTTGTGAGAAATTAGGTACGTCATATGATGAGGTACGTTTATTAATGGTTCAAAATAAATGGATTAATCCCATGCATATGCAAATACCCGGACCAGATAACGAGATATCATTTGGTGGGGCATGTTTCCCTAAGGATATTTCTGCATTAAATGCATTTATGTCGTTGTACGATGTATCATCAAATGTTATTGATGCAACTATTCGAGAACAACAAATGATGAGGAAATGATTATAATTTTTAATCATAAATTGAAATGATTATAATTTTTAATCATAAATTGAAATGATTATAATTTTTA